TTACCGTCTGCCCTACTTTGCGGGTCGTAAACGCTGTCTCTATCTGGTCAGGCACTAAAGCGGCAGCAACCAATGCTCCGTGAAGTTCAATCGCCGCGTCTCTTACTACCAATTCTGTGTTGTTAAATACATTAGCCATAGTCTTTTCGTCTCCGTTATTGTTTCACCTTGGAAAGACTACAGCTAATGTCGTCGACACCCGTCAACGATTACCTGCGACTGTTGAGGTCTTTTTGTCTAGCCTTCGGTGTCATTTCTTCGATTTCTTTATCTCTCGCGCTCTTGTCACTGTCGCCTGCCCCTGTTCCCCCGCTAACTTTCAATGCAGGCGTTCTCCCTGTACCATCAGCCGCTTTTGCAACCAGAACGCCTTTATGCGTCGTCTTAAATAATATCTTCTGCGCTTCTACAGCGGTCGCATCATTCAAATCGACGTCTTTGAACGCCGCTTCGATAAAATGTATTCGCCCTGCTCCTTCTGGTAAGCCCTCAATAAAGTGAAAACCAGAACCGATCTCATCAAGTTTGTGAGTCCTTGCCGCTGAATCAATGCCTGACTGCAACTCTTTGTTCTTAGCGTCCGATGCAACTAACGCTGTCTGAGCGTCTTTAACTAACTTTTGCAGATCAATTAAATCTTGTCCTGCTCTGTCCTTGTCATTCATCTTCGACTTTTTGAACTCTTCGAGTGCTGCTTCTGCCAATGCCGCTTTTTCTTGAGCCTTTTTCTTGTCCTCAAGTATGCCTGCTGCCTTACCATCTGAAGCTTCCAATTTCTTGGTCACTTCCCCCACAGCTGCCTCTATTGCCGCATCGTTTATCTTCTTCTGCTCGTCCAGCATACCTTGAGCCTTCGCCTTTAGGTCTTCTGCGGATAGATCCTTGTTGTCTTCCATCCCTTTGAGCATTGCGATAAGCATTTCCAGTGTCATAACTAACTCCTTGAATTGCGTCGTTGTAGTAACGCCGACTAAATACGATTTCGATGGTAACCGTAAACCAATAGGGACGTTTAAATTGGTCGTCCCTCAACCATGCGAGTAAGATACACTATTTCTTCCCTAAAACACAAGTATTTTCTCGCTCTTGATAAAAACTAAGCTATTATTGCTCGTTATCGTCTATCTCTTCCTCTTCAGCAACAACATCTATCGGGATTTGTACCGCCGTTTCTTCCCATTCGGCTATAGCCTCTAGTATGGCTTCTTGTGCGTCATCTGGGATGCGTCCATTGCCAAGTGTCTTCAAATGTTCGAACCATTTCTGCAACGCAAGCTTTTTCAGCTCAATCGGCATATCAATATTATTCCCCGCCACAATCGAGTCGATTACATCCTTGGCTGTGCCGACACTTACCTTCCGATTGTACTTCGGATCCCATTCCTTAAATTCAGGGTCCCACATCTTGCTCAGCTTAATCGCTTTCTTCTCTGCGTCTTCGAGCATGCCTGCTCGCTCTCTTACCACGCCTACGATATCTTGGAAATCATATTCCTTCGAGATTCCAGATTGCGCAGATGTCGTCTGGTTCTGATGGATGAGTCCTATGGTCCCGAACATCTCATGTACCAGCTCAGTGATTTCTTTGCGTATGCTTTCTATGCTCGCTGCATCCGGCATAAGCAGTCCCGGCTCTTTGTCTTCCGGATCTACAAATATCGGATACTTATAGCCCAATATCATATCAGTTGCCTTCGTCGCTGTTACCTTGAATGATTGCATGATCGTCTTTAGCACTGATGCAGGTAAATACATCTGAGGATATACGCACCTGAAGAAGTTCGCATAATTACAGCTACCGAGATTCATGATAGCCCTGTTCGTTCCTTCAGTGTCGTCAAAGAAATGCGGCAATGCTGATATGTCGCCTACGGGGAATATCGGAACCTCTGTCATTTGCTCCATTTCTTTTTCTTCTTTCTGCACCCATTCCTCTTCGCTCTTATCATTAACCATAAGCTCGTAGTCGGTTATCTTGCCAGGCTCCCAAAGCGTCCGCATTAAAGTCAGCGTAGGCAGCACTCTTGGATCATCGGCCTCGTAATTTTCCCACTCTTCCAGAACCCACAGCATGTTGCCCTGATCGTCCATCTTCCAGTCGACTACGCTCATCGGCGACATTACCGACCAGTACGGTCTGATCTTCTCGTCTATCTTTTCCTTTTCTGTCACTTCCCTGTCAGAAGTATTTGGAGCATCGACTTTAATCCAGCACCATCTAGTTGCCGTGATATAACTGTTGACCTCGCCCATTACCTTGTCAAGAGATTCGCCTGTTCGCGTGATGTCCGCTAGTATCTTCGGGTCCGCTCCATCTCTGTCTGGTAAGACTCCGAATGTGTATTGATTGATCTTCTCAATTATTCTCGCAAGATATGGAAGATTGTGAGCCTGCTCTCTGCGTCCTGATACATTGAAATCCCCACGTTTACCTCCATTCCAATCTGTATCGCTTTCTGCTGCGAATCTTGAAAGCCTTGTATCGATGTATGGCCTGCCGCCATGCCAGCCCAATATGTTAATAGTCAACTGCTCTTCACGGGCATGCATGATAATATGCTTGCGTGTTCCAACGATTTCTGTCGGTGTAATGTCTTCATCAGATGATCCTGCCGTTACTCTATTCCATAATTGCTTGATATTCATTCTTGCTCCTTGATTTTACTTCGCTGTCTATTCGATCTGTAGGCCGGAAGCTGGAATCGAACCTGCGACCTAGTGATTACAAATCACTTGCTCTACCAACTGAGCTATTCCGGCATTCTGCAAATTGACTCCTATGCTATTGGCATTACAAACGTGCCGACCTTCGTTGTCTCGTGATAGATAATAGCAGCAACATCGCATGCGTCGTCATGATTGCCTTCAGGAAATGCCGTGAACTGCTCAATAAACAAATCATTCCAATCGCCTCTCATCAAATGAACGTGTCCCGCATCGAAAATAGGCTCTAGTGCCGCACACTTTGCTACCTTGTCACCTGAGAGCATAGACCTTTTTACTGTCCTTTTACCAGACAAAACTTTCTTTAATGTTGTGAACGCATCCTTGTACGATCCAAATGCTTCAACATATATCGGGATGCCTGCACCGTCATTATTCGTGGTATTCATTATCTTTGCATCGCGCTCAGGTGCTTCCCACTGCCCCCATACGCAATGCTTTATCCACAAATGGAAGAATCCGAATCTATCTTGTGTCACGCTTCCAAGACCACCAATCGTATAATCTGGATCATTGCCGGTCCGCTCTTTTATCGTACTCGCCAGATCCCATGCCCTGATATAGCTCGTATCAGGAAAGTCGCCCTCATCGTCGTGAATCACTATCCCGTCCATATTGAACAAGTTGCCTGAATCTGGCACAGGATTACAGTCAAGCAACGGAAACGCCCATTTGCCCTGCGTAGCGTACTGCATATCGTACCACTGTCTTCCGAACCATTCTTCAAATAGATATTCGCCTGTCCACTTGCCTTCTTTGTCTAAAATCTTAGCCGGATAACTCACATGCCGGAATTTCGGGAAGTTTGGATCTTCTAATTCCATTTTCTTCATTCTCTGCCGTGGATCATCGATATGCCATGATGTCGCACAGATGATTACTATGTGAACAGGAGCTAGCCTTGTAATTGCATCGGTAATTGAACTATAGGTCTTTTCTCGTTCAATAGATCGGCGTGCTATCTCTTTACTTTTAAGGAAGTCATCAATAATTAGGAGGTGTGCCCCTTTTCCAAGAATTTGACCACCAAGCCCTGTTGCTGTCACTTTCCCCGTATGCCCCGCGAGCCGCCATTCCTTGATTGTGTTTCGATCCGGGTGCATCTTAACATCTGGAAATAGCTCTCTGTACTCTGAACTGGCTATGATGTCTTTCACGTCCTGCGAGAATCCCTCAATCAAGTCATTGCCGTAACCAGTCATTATCAGGTCTGGATTCTTTTCAAGAAATCGCCCAATGAAATATGCAGGCAATGCTCTGGAAACTAGATCGCTTTTCCCATGGCGGTAGCCAACCTCGATATCAAGATAGGTACACTCGCTGTTCTCAAACGCTTCTATAGCGTCGTCAATCTCAAAGCAGATATGTCTTGTATGCTTGCCTATGACAAAATCCCAATCTTGCCACCACACATACTGCACAAACGATAAGAAACTACGCCTTGCCCTGCGCATAGCCCGTTCCTTCTTGACCTCAAATCTCTTTCTCTTCGCCCAAGATATCTCCGTATCGCTTTGCTGCTTCTTCAAGTTCTTTGTCTGACATGTTTTCAAACTCTGTCTTTCTTTGATCGTTTACATTTACATTCAGGCTTTCAAGCCATTGTGTTCTCATGCGATTCTTTAACCAAAACTGCTGCGCCCTGACGCTTCCAAGCTCTGTCTTTTTCGTCCTCTCCATACGCTTTGGCTTCCCTGATTCCATGATCTGCTTTTCTTCGATTACCTCCCTGGTACGACAGTTTTTGAGCAGTTCATTCTGCACTTCAATGTCGATTTTGCTCTTGCCATTTGCCACGGCGTTGGAAAACTCAGGATATTTCTTCTTCCACTCGTAGAAAGTCGTTCGGTGAATCATCATCGCTTCGGATATCTCGTCGTCTATAAGCCCCGACTGAGCAAGAGCTTGTGCTACCACTGGATGAGTCATAGGATTATACTTCGTCGGTCGTCCTTCCTTTTCGTAGGACTTCGACTTCACGAGCTTTCTCATCGGTTTCTTTTTGGGCTTATTTCCTTTGCCTGTTAGTTCTTTCTTTGATTTCGCCATTTTTAGTCCTTTTATTCAATTCTGTGATTTTTTTGGAAGCGGGGGGAATCGAACCCCCGTCCTATAAAGTTTCCGTATGACGTTGACACGCTTAATGGGCGGGATGTTCATCCCCAACTCCACCACTTGCTCTTTGAGGAAGCAAGAAACCTCCGTCCTGTGTGTAGCGTTTAAGACATCCAGATACTCCCACAGCATCTTCTCCGGTGTCCGATCAGCTTACGCTGCGATGTCTAGTGCGTTAGCATTTAACATTTGTTCAGGATTTTTAACGAGGCCAACCTGAGTCCTCGGCGTGAGATCATACTTTCACCAGATAGTCGAATCCAGTGCGCTCCCGTTTAAATTGTTGAATTTATCACTTCCTTTCATCCATCAACTGCTCAATAAAATGCCCTATGTCGTCCAGACATGATTTCGAGAATACCAGTACAGGCTCAGGATAAAAGCAATACTGTCTCCATCCGCAATTCCATTTGACTATGCCAAGGTATGCATCTGTCTGATGATTTCCGCAGGCAAATATCTTTGTTTTGCCGTGTCCGCCCATTTCCATGAACTCTATATGCTTGTATTTCAGTTTCAGGTTCATGCTGTCATCGCCTTTACTTTCTTATCCCTCAGCTCTGCCATTTCAGCCTCGCATTTAAACAGTTCATTCCGCGTTTCGTTGTACAGTTCCTCCTGATCGTCGCGTTTCTTGCGTAGGTAGTTGATCCGGTAGAATAGCTTTTCTTCTGGTGTCATTGTCATCATTTCTTCCCCCTCGTGAATATCATTATTGCCAGATTTGGAAGTATGTGCCTAAATACAGTATATACCACTGTGCCAACTACTCCGAATACTAAAGCGATTATGTGTAACGGGAATGTCCACGGGCTATGCATTGCGTTCTCCAATCTTAGCTTCCATGATAGTTTCGGCTTTATATTCAAGATTCTGTCTATGTCTTCAACATCCACAATATTTCTCCTTTGATAGATACCAGTTCCAGAACATCTTATTTGCTACTTCCGTTTCTTCGCAAAGTCTCTCGCATATCTCATGCTTACCTTTGCATTCATACTTGTAAGATGCCAGCTTCTTATATAAATCCTCGTAGAGATATAAGACTGCATGATGAATTTCGTGTGCAACGACTCCGCTTCCCATGTCCTGTTCGTTCAGGAATATATCGCATGCAATATGCCCATCATCATTATATAGATAAAAGCACACTCCACTTGTCCGATTCAAGTCAGGCTCATATTTCTTCGTGCAGGGATTTGTAGCATTCAACTTACCTGCCGCCCTTCGCATACATGCTCTATTCTTGTAGACTCTGAAATACATTTTGCTATTTCGGTTATCGTGGTCTGTGATGCAGTAAAACCTCATATCTTTTTGCCTTCCACATTGCAAAAGTGTACCCGTATGTACTTATCATCCCATCCCTCGTAAGGACACTCACCTATGTCTATCTTTGAGATTTCAGCTAATATCACCTCATTCGTGTATCCTCTGTGGAATATCACGCGGTTCGGCTTTTTCTCGATAATGCGCTTCTGCCAGAATGGAATATTATCACGATATTCAACCGTTTTTTGCCCCTCGTATATCTCATCAAACCAGTAATGCGT